TTATCCGTTGTGTTTTACCAGCACCGCTTCAACAAAAATGCTCACCTCGTTTGTGCTGGCACTAGATTTGGCCTCAAACATAAAGTCAGTTTTCTCTGCTATCTGAAACGGCACTTGTCGGTCATAGTTTACCTGACTTTGCGAAAATGTCGCCTCTGCAACTTTCAACCATCTACCAACTGAATTTTGCAGCGCATTCCTGATCGTGACGTACTTTGACCCGGCAGCGGTTGCTGAGTTAGCTGTGATTCTAAAAAGGTACAAGTCATAGCCTGCGGGAACGGTATATAAACAAGCCTGCGTGGTGCCTAAATCAGCTTCGATGTAACCGTAAGTAACACCCCCGCTTGCTATGGTTATATCACCAACATTAGAGCCAGCCAAAATAACTGCTGAGTTGATGCGATAAAGTGCAGTAGGGATTGTAACGGCACCATTCCCTGTTAGCGTGACAATCTGCCGAACCTCGTTGTAACTCGCATCTAAGCCGACCACCAGAACTGCCATTGTATCGCTTGCGCTACTGCTCACGATTGTCATGGTCAAAGCAGCAGACGGGAAAGCGTACGTCCCGCCATCATTCCAAACAGTCTCAAAAGAAGTGGCAACTGTTCTATTAAAACCAAATATATTCACCGGCTGGCTGTCGTACATCTTGCCTTGAGCAATATCAAACAGAAGGTGAGGGGTTGGTCTTTCGTAGTGGTATTGGTACATGGTAGCCTCAATCGTTAAATTTGGATTTGCTGCTCACCCACTTAGGCAAACAATAAGCGGTTAAACCTTTCTGGCGTTTTTCGATTATTGCCTCAAACTGCCTGCAACGATTAGCATTCCTAAACAAAAACTGCTCTGGTAGCGTTGTTCCTTCTAGGATGACAATTAAAGCAAAAGCCATAATCATCGCTCGTTCGTGAGCCATGCCAGCAGTGCGCCGACTGCGGCTGGGACTAGTATTATAACAATCAAGGCAACCAATGCGATTTGCTTGAGTTGCTGGGTGAACTTCTTTTTTCTAGCTGTCTCTTTCTTCAAGAATTCTTGACGGTTCTTTCGGGCCTCCCCCTGCTTCTGCATCATGGCCGCCCAAAGATCCATCCGATTGGTCTGGAGAAAAACGGCTTTTATGTTTTCCCTACTTTGCCGCAAGGTCTCCTCTGCCATCACGATTTTCATCGCCTCGGCTTCGCTTAGGTTCTTGGAATTCTTAGCCCGTTGCAGGTCGAACTCGGCAGCACCGAGCTTCCCTATGTATCCACCTAATGCCTCAATGTTCTGTGCCGCACCCGCTGCCATTTCCAATGCTTTGCAGCACGCTGACACCGCAGCCACGGCTTCAAGGATCATTAGCCGTTCAAGAATTGAGGGAGAGCAACAGCGACCATCACAACCGCATACACCCCCCAAATCATCATTTCTAAGCGGTCAAAACGCTTTTCTCCGGCGTTTAATCTATTATCTATAGATTCGTACCGGATGCCGCATATTTCCTCGTGCTGCTCGATTTTAGCAATGGCTTTTTCAGTCGGGGTCATTACCAAGGCACCCCATGACCATTAACGGGGTTGATCTGAAGATCTATGTTTGCTTGCAAGCCGTCTTCCAAAGCTGTAACAGCCTCTTCACCCATTCCTGCTTGAACCCATGCAATGCAATCGGCTTCAGTGACTTCAGAATAATCGGTGAAATTATCAGGGTCGAAAGTAACCGATTGCGTTCCGTAGCTTGAAGCGTAGAAAGTAACTTCGCCTTCGGTTTGCTCTGCGTTCAATCTCCAGTGAATTACGTTAATTACGTTGGTCAAGCCATCTTCTGACAGCACGAAATCTGTTTGTGAGATTGAATATGTGTTTGTAGTCATTAGTTGTTCTCCTTAAATTACTGAGATGATGAAGGCGAGTAGTTCTGAGTAGCGAACGCCTAAACGTGTCTGCTCAGTTGCCCCTTCTGGGGCTTCTTCTGCTGTATCATAGCTCTCACCTTCTGAGTCTACCCAAAATGTGTCACTGCAAAACATTGCATAGCGCCCAGCGTCTAAGCCTTCAGCAGTGAATGCGTCTTGTAGATCTTGTGCGATGATTCCAAAGTGGATACGAGCATCGTCACCTTTGGCTTCTACAGCATCTATCCAACGCCACTTACGCAACAAGCCTTTACAAGCTACCGCTACACGCTGTTCTGCGTCTGAAAGTGTTTCAATGTCTTGCTTTTGATTACGGTCAGAGCCTGTGGTTACGCCGTTGGTAATGTAAGCGTCATTCCATCGCCTAGTGGAAAGACCCAAATTGTTTGTGTTATCCGTATTTGGGTAAAATCTTACACTATCCCAAGCGTACTCGTTTGTGTCACTAACTGCTAAATAACCAGTATTTACAGAGTTAAATTGAGTGTATGCGCCGCTGACACTACCGATACTGCCTATGGCTACGCCGTTTCTGTAGAAGTTTTGAATTGGGCCGTCTGAGCCAGTTCTGTTGACGTAAAGCGATGTTCCAGCGACAGTATGAAAAACTTCGCCACTAGCAAAAATTGTATGCCCTGCTGTGCCAATACTTGTAGAAGTCTTCCCCACAAGCAAGTTCCCGCTTGAGTCTATACGCATACGTTCTGCACTAGAGCCACCAGAAGGAGCGGTGTAAAATATAAGATTGCCGCCCGCTTCATAATTGACTAAATAGGCATCATCACTGACGAGTTGAAGTTGAAAACCATCCGATGGGCCTGTACCAGTAGTGCTGTTGTGCAAAGAAAAAATGGAGTTGTTTGCATTGTAAACAGCTAAATTTCTGTCCGATGGAGGCACCATACCAATCCCCACGCCTGTGCTGGTGATACGCATGCGTTCTAACGAGTTAGTAGCAAACTGCATACTGTTATCTGCGTGCTGGTAGACTATGTACCCTCTGTACTGATCTGCGCCTGATGTACCGTCCGCAAAATGAATACGCCCTAAGTTAGATGTACCAGAATTAATAGTTAGACCACTATCTCCAGTTCCAGAAAGAACTAAATTAGTTGCTCCTGAGAAATAACTAGACGGACTATTGGTACCAATACCCACATTGCTTGTAGAACCTTCAACAAATAGCGCATGGGTGTTGCCATCTGACTCAACACGGAAGTCTACGTCAGCAGAAGCCTCATTAAAGACTGCACCACCGTTAGCTGCCAACGCACCAGTAACCGTCAAGCCCGTTAAACTACCTAGACTTGTTATATTGGTTTGCGCGGCAGTGAGTACTGAGCCGGTAAGATTGCCAGTAACGTTGCCAGTGACGTTTCCGGTTATGGCGCCGCTTGCTGATACGGTGGTAAACGAACCAGTAGAAGCAGTTGTAGCCCCTACACTCATTCCATTTATAGTGCCGCCGGTAAGCGTTGCCCCTGATGAAGCCAGAGTATTTAAGGTTGCAGTACTAGAAGCTGCAAGGGTGGTAAATGACCCTGCATACGTTGCGATGTTTGACCCGTCAGCCCTAGCTAAAGGAAAGCCGCCAGCAGTTGCTCCATTGTGAACGTGTAAGGTGTCAGTTGAAGTATTAACAGCTAGCTCACCCTCCGCGCCAGTGAAGGCGTTCATCTGGGCAGTTGTACCGCGTCTGATTTGTAGTTGAGTTGCCATTGCTTATGCCTCTGGTGCTGTAGGGAAAACAACGTCTTCTAAAGACGCTGCTTCCGAATAGGTTGTGGTTAAATCGCGAAGTGCTTGCCGGTAAGTGGCCCACTCCGCTTTCTTTTGCTCAGTGAATGGGGCGTCAGGCATTTGAGTCCAATCGCAGGATTTCAACAAGGTTCCTCTAAAACGCCTTACCTCTGTCAGTATATCTTCACCGACAAGCTCTATCCTTACAAATCCACCATCAACCCACTGATGAGTTAAGTCGCTGATGCTTTCATCAATCTGCCTGACTGTCTGACCGTCTTCTGCCTGCAAATCTAGGTCTTCATCGACGCAAGTACCAACGCGCAGGATGATGCCGTTAGAATCTAAAACCGCAAACCTCATCGTTTCATCTCCAGCATCAAAAGTGACCTATTGGTGAATTGTGCATTTGAAGCACCCCCACCTAATTGCTTTCCACGAATCTGGACCTTTATCGTATTGCTTCCGGCACTTGGCGTGACTGGGAAGTTAAAGTTAAACGCGCCAACCCGAATACCATCACCCTCTAAAATCTTGGGGGTAAAAACGGCTAATTGTGACCCGTTTAGTAAAAGCCTCATTTGAAATTCGCCCGGTCTGTTTGTTGTTTCGTCACTGTCAGCGTAAAAGAAAACAAAAACAGGGGAGCCAGAAGAAGTGTATGTAACCGTCTGAACGTCAACGTAACCGCCAAAGCTGGTTGATGGTGCGTAAACGCTTACCGCTCCAGCAGTAAATGATTCTGGGTGCAACGTAACTGCGCCAAATGCTAGCTGACTGGTGTTAACACCCGCAGTCTTGATAATTAACTGCCCAGATCCATCGGTGTCTAGCGTCACGTCATCAATGTTGATTCTGCTAGCGTTAATCGTGCCTGTCGTTATTACGCCGCCCGAAATACTGGTCACGTTGGTGTTAACTTGACCACCGTTGATGTATCCAGAGTTATTGGTCAGCGTAGAAATATCTGAGCCTGAGATAACGATTCCACCCGCAGAGATGATTCCGTTAACATCAAGCCTAGCAACAGGAACGGTGCCGCTGGTTACGTTTGATCCACTTAGATTTGTGACGGTGACTAAAGCGGCGTTGATGCTTCCGGCTGTGACTGTTCCAAGGTTTGCGGAAATTGCCCCCAAATTGTTCACGTTTAAACGGTCAGCTTCAATGCTAGACGCCGCAATTTTACCGGAAGTGATAGCATTCGATTCAATATTGTCTGAACTTATATATTCAAAATCACCAATTGCAGCCACCACCGCCGATGTAGTGATTGAGGCTGCTTGAATGGCACCAATGACCGCAGTGTCCGCAAACACGTTGTTCACGTCTAGGTTGCCCACTCGCAACTTACCAAAGATTTGTGTGGCAACGTCTAGTTGATCACCAAGGTCTGAGGCGAAAATGTCTTTGGTCCACGCTGTGCCAGTGTAGCGGTATTGCTTATTGTCAGTTGTCAGCAGCGCCAATCGGCCTTGGAAGTTGCCAGTTGTGGGTAAGCTACTTACGATCTCAACCGGCCTTAAAGTGGAATCAAAAACACTCGCTGGTAAAGTTCCGGTGAAGTCCGATGTGGGCAGCGCAGCGGTAAACTCAGGAACGCTGGCGTCATACCTATATAATTTAGCCTCTGTCGTTAAGAACAAGGTGGCAGGTCCGGTGTACCCAGTAGGTGACGGCAAACTAGAAACTGCCGAGATAGGTTGAACACCTGTAGCAAATGACGCGGCTGTGACTGCTCCGGGCGCAACGCTTGACGCTGTGAAAAGGTCAGTCGTCCACGCTGTCCCATTCCAGACGTAAAGTGTGTTTGTGGTAGTAAGAAACTTAATTTGCCCGATGTGATCGCCAGTAACACCAACTAGAGTGCTGACAGGCTCAATGCCAAAAGCATCTCCCGCTGCGAACAAATCAAGAACACTCTGGGCGAAGTCATCAGGCACAATCAAGCCCGTGGTTGCGGCGAACCCAGCAGTAAAGCCGGAAAGGTTGCCAGACCTGTCGGCAGTTCTCAGCCAGTAATAACGGGTTATGTCGTTGGCAAGACCAGCAATTGTATGATTATCAGATGGCGTCTTAATGATCAGTGATGAAGTGTTTATGTTGTTGGTCGCACTCTCGAATATCTCAACAAATGCAAAGTCAGAGTCGCTAGGGTTTTCCCAGTTCAATGTTATTTGCTGAATGCCGCCGGTTGCGGTCACAGAACCGGGAATACCGGGAGGGGTGTTGTCACCTTGTAAGACTAGGGTGTTGGTGATGGTGCCTGACGTCCTGCCTGTCAGCGTGACCGCTTTAACTCGGAACGTGTATTCTTGAAGTTCTACCAACCCAGCAATGGTTGTGTTTGTACCATAAACAGCAATGTTGCTGTAAACAGTATCACCACCAACAACGGCTTCATTAACGCCGCCGTAGTTCAATTCGACAGTTGTAGATCCTGCAACAGACCCGTAATCAATTGTTCCAGTGTAACCATCTGCAACGTCACCATAGTCTATCTCGCCTACCGAGGTGCGCTTCCACTCTAATTCGTAGAATGAAACGTAGGTATTGGGGTTTGGCGCTGTCCATCTAACCAGAACCGCTGGAAGAACTGACCCGTCATTACCCAAAGCAGTTGTTT